ATAGGAGCCGACAACAGCCAACAAGCACTGGTCGTCTCGCAAATCAAAGACGCTACAAAGGGAACGAGATACCGTTTAGAGAACCTCAAAGGTCGCAGTCTCAATGAAATAGGCTTCACCGACAAAGCCATCCATTTTGCTCAAAAAGTGGGCGTGGGTTTGCGAACATCCGATTTGGCCGCTCGTGTTGCAAAAGCCAACACCAGTTCTATCAACGGTGTGAGGGCAAGAGCACCCAGTGTTACATTCTTGGCTCAAGACTTCTATGGGGTTGAGGCTTATACTGCACTACGCCACTTGTCAAAGCATGACGGCTACAGTCCGAGAACAGACCGATTCGGTAATGTCTGCTATTTCCCTCAAAACCAAATCGAAAGGGAATACTTTGTAGGTGAAAACCGTGTATTAGGAGGCTCTCTTGATGAATCCAATGAGAACACTCCGAACAGAGTAGTAGTAAGAGGCGAATCTATTGCTTTGAACCATGATAACACTGTCCAAGTAGATGACTTTGGTCGTCAATCAAACGGCGTGAACGAGATACCGGGAGGTATACATGCCCCAACTGCAATAACAAAGGCGAGTGCTAAGTCGATAGGGCGTAAAATGCTTAGAATGGCTAAGAACGCAACTGGTAGTCGCAAGTTGAAGGATGTAGTATCGGCCAGTAACATGCACCCCGGCGACTTGGTTTCTTACCAAACAAGAACAGACAACGAGCGTTATGTTTTACTCGGTAGTAACATTGATGTCAATGCGAGAACTGCTGAACTTCATGTCAATTCGGTAGATGTAACACTTGAGGATGTATTACAAAGGTTTCAAGAAACTGATGTAAGCGGTAACTTACAAGTCAATGAAGAAAGGAATAGGCAGTTCTCTGTCGAAGAGTTCAGCACCTCTTTTGGCTTTAAGTTCAAAGTTACTTGGCAGATTTCACAGAGAGCGGACATGAACAGAGGAGTAGGCTTCAATCTCGGATTAAGTCGTAGAAACACTATCAACGGCTCGTTAAGGTTGAAAAGCACAGGAGTCCTCATCAATAACGGTTCGGGCTATGCTATAGGGACTACTTCTTTTACAGTCGACGGGACATCGGCATCGAGCACATTCGGAACTGATAACCAAGCCGTTTACACCTCAAGCGGTAATAAATTAGGACACATACATCTCGCATCTATAGGCTCGACTACAGTTGTCATCAAATCAGCAAGTGTGCATCCTGTAGAAGACAATGAAGAGTTGTTCATACTCTCCACTGACAGTTTCCCCGAAGCCCGTAATAACCACCTAAAAATTGGCTTGGTTCACAGTAACTATTCAAGGAGAAGGAGAGGATGATATGCCATTATTAAACGAAGGAACGAGATTTTTAATTGACACGCTAAAGAGCCGAATTAACGAGGTAGTCTTTGGGTTTGACGGAACGATTGCCACCCAACAAGACGGTGGCATAGGTAATCCTGCTGTAGTCGTCACACCTACAGTAAGAGTCGTCGATGACAACTCGCTGGTAGTGGAGGCTAAACTTGCTCTCGATGTAGCATTTAATCGCCCTTTGAAAGAAGTCGTTATACGGTATAAGAATCCAAGCGACTCTACTGATACTACCGATTTCATGAGATACACCTATAACGCAATCGAGAAAGGCAGTAACAACGAGATACAATTTTCAGCATTGATTGAGGTGACAGTATGACGAATCCAACAGCAGGGCACACGAGCGCAACAGGTATGGGTGCTAATGCCCAAGGTTTGAGAGACGGAGACGGACTTACAAGTCCAAGTCTTACCAATGTATACTCAGCCTTACATGGTAACGGCATCATGAGACTGGGTGATGGAGCAAGAGGAGACTCGCTAAGAAACAGTATCATCCCCAACACACCGGGATTCATCGAAGTAGGTAGTAGCACCGGTCAACTGCAAGTCTACGGAGGCTATTGCGTAATCGACGGAGCAATGTATAAATTCGCAGGAGGCCCCGGTTCAAGTGAAACCTTCACTGTCGGAACCACAGGAGGCGGTGCTAATCACAGTGGCGACCTTCCCAGTGTTCCCAGTTCAACCAGCGATGTGTTTGTGGTTGTCTACCTTGTAGGTAGAAACACTCCGGAGGCTCACCTCATGTATGAGATGGGGACACCGGCATCACCTGCCAGTGGCACTCCGCTCCTGCCAAACCGATTCTTGTCGACGCCGAGTATCACAGGTAACACTGATGCTAATCACCAACATACAGTCATAGCGGTAGTTCGATACTCAATGACAGGTGGAGCGGCTAATGTAACTGCTTCGCTGAACGCCGCGCCTACATTCCACGACAGAAGAACATACATCCGAACATCCCCTTTATACCTCACACCAATGACAAAGGGCGCAATTGGCAATGTGGTTACATCAAACGCTCTTACTGACTTAGACGCTTTCTTTGCCAGTCCCGAAGACGGAGACTTTGGTGGTAGTACCTTCGGAGCAATATGGCAAAGTCATAGAGAAGACAAGGCAGGTGCGAAGCATGGAGTCATCTATGCCTCAACCCCTAAGAATCTCAACACTACGCCTGTAACTGACACGCATGTGCTTGGTCCTAATCGACTTGAAGTCATAACAACAGGTGCCGATGTAACCTTCACCTTCGACCAAGGTAACATATGGATTGTTACGACTGATGCCCACAGGAAAATAAATCCAACAGGTACATTCCCAGCAGGTCATGTTGTCGAGATATACCATAAGGCTGGCTCTCACACACTCCACTTTGATTCTACCAGCGGTGGGCACAGCACGAGCACCAAAATAAATGTAGAAGTATCACTCAACGACTACGGTAAGTTTGTCTATGATGGTGCCAATTGGCATAAACTGGACCTACATGCGGTGGCTACCTCATGAGCAAGTTTGTTGATGCGCTTAAAGACAAGTGCGAGAACTGTAATCGTCTCGTTTTGCCGCTCACTATTGCTGGTAACTACATCAGTGGCGAGAAGGCGGTCATACACCAGTGCCCGTTCTGCAACTACTTGCGTTTACACGGTCAACTCGGATTCAAGGGCGAACGCAAGCGCAAGGCCAAGCCTGTTGCTAAAATTACAGGCGGTCGCTTGTCTCGCTATCTACGCAAAAAGGCTGAGAAACTCAAGCAGTAATTTCTTGCTTCATTATACCGCCACCCGGATATTCACCGGATAGCGTAGCAGTTGGGTTTTCTTTGCACATTTTCATCAGTGTAATCAAGGCGTTTACATTATTGACTAAACATGGTTGAATGTTGACCTCCCCACTGTCCCCGGAGAAGGTGTCGCTTTCTCTATTATTTATTACGGCTTGGATTGCTTGGGCAGTATCGGATAAAGTATACACTAAGTTTGATATTTCCGGCTTGAAAAATGCACTCGCAATGCGTATGTATTCGCCATAATAGCACCCTTCGTCGATTTCACCATGTCCTTCTGCAACCAGTAATTCTTCGTTCAAAACTTCAATAAAATCATTTAACTGTTCTTGCTGTTGCTGTTTGACAGTCATACTAAAGTATGTTCTCTCTTCATCCGGGGATGGAATTGACTTTACAATCATTCCATGTATATTTCGGGTATTCTTTTCTTTAGGCTGTTCTCTTTCCATGGGTTCTCTCTCCATACCTTTCCGTATGGTGTCCCATACTTAAGGATGACATAGAGTAAAAAGAGCATAGCGCACTATATTTGAGTAAACGGGCATAACAGGAGTCGAACCCGTATCACCGGCTTAGAAGGCCAGTATGCTATCCATTACACCATATGCCCAGTGAATATCACTCGGTTTTCTTGCCGATGATGTCATCAATGCGAAGAATACTGATTGATACCTCGCTTGCGGACTGAATCGCTTGCTTAACCAAGCCAAGAGGCTCGTAAACCGACTGAGATAGCATAGAACAAGCCCCGCCGTTCTCAATGTCCGGTCCACTGTCGGTATTACCCGATTTATGCTCGTTTCTAAGCGTTAAAATGGTATCGAGGGGGTCATGGCCTGCGTTTTCCGCAATAGTAGCAGGGATAGACTCCAATGCGTCAGCGAAAGCGTCAATTGCCATCTGTTCACGACCTCCTGCCTCTGCCGCTCGTGAGCGGAGATGGAGTGCGGCGTTGAGATAGGATGAGCCGCCACCTGCTACGACCTTACCACTGTTATGAGCGAGACAGACGACACCGAGAGCGTCTTCAAAGCCACGCTCAGTCTCATCGAGGGTTTGCTTGGTAGCACCTCTTAGTATAAGAGTAGTAACCTCACCTTTACCTTTGACGACGACATATTTCATGTCGCCTATCTGTTTGCATTCAACATCACAAGCAACTGCCTCAGTGAGGTCGTCGGGACTATGACATACAGCAGTGCCAAGTAACTTGGACAGAGCAGTCATGTCGCTTTCCGGTATACGGTGAACGAGTGATATGTTTTGTCGTGCAAGTGTAGCCGCAACAACTTCGTTGACGGTATCTCTTACAAAGACAACACCGCCTTCGGGGAGTAGATTGATTACCGCTTCGGCTTTTTCGACCCATTGCTCACGGCCCGACTGACGCTTGTATTGCTGGTATTCATTCGCAGACGACAAACTCAATTGGATATTGTCATCGCTTTTGCTGTCGCTGAGGTCGGTGTTGAGTAGAATTGCCTTACCTACAGGCTTGAGTGGCATTGCAGGGAGCGTGAACTCCTTATGCAATACTACACCGGAGAAGCAAGACGAGTCGTCTAAACTACCACCGGGTTGACAAAGAACACGGATGCGCTCATACTCGCCACCGGCAGTCTTGACTGCTTCGACGCATAGTTCGCTGACATGCTCGATGCTGGATTCTAACGCTTTGCCTGTAATTGATGTCTTGGCGACATTAGCGAGGTGTTCCTTCGCTTCTATAGACAGTGATTCGATGTGCTCAGTTGCCCATCTCGATGCCTTGCGGTAACCTCTACAGATGATATTAGCATGTAGTCCTTTGTTAAACAGGAGTTCGCTGTTACCCAGTAGTTCTCCTGCCAGCACCACTGTGCTTGTCGTTCCATCGTAGCACATGTTCTCTTGAGTGTTTGCCGCTTCGACGACCATTTTCGCCGCAGGGTGAGTGATGTCTAATTCTTGAAGAATAGTTGCACCATCGTTTGTTACGATGACATTACCTCCACCATCGACCATCATTTTGTCCATACCCATAGGTCCAAGGGTCGTTTTAACTGTGTTTACTGCTCGCTTGGCCGCTCGTATGTTATGCACTACTGCCGCCGTGTTACCTTCATTTTCATTCATATCTCTCTCTCCTCACCAGTCTACTTCAAACTCTTTCACATCGCCTGTATGTCGACATCTCGCTTTCACAAAGCCTTCATTCATACCATGTTCCCATAGTTCATATACCAGTTGAGCGTCTTTTAGGCAGTATTCTGCCACTTTGTCATGATTACCTTTACGCCATTCAATGGGCGCATCATGGCTGTTCATGAGTTTTCCTTTGTTAAGAGTGTGAAAGCATGCATCCGAAAGGGGAACTGCATGACCTATAATGGACTTGAGTAAGGCGGAGGTGTCAAAGACCTGCTCTTCGGACTTTGCCATAATGTCTCCGGCTGTCCAGCAATCTAATGCGTCTCGGATAATAGGTAAGTCAAACATTTTGAGATTATGACCGAGAACCATACCGCCATCGGACACATGCTTAGCCAAGTCTTCACCGATTGTTTTAGGATGAAGAGGCTTGACATTGGTTCCTTCGGGTAGATACTTTGACACGCTTTCGTTAGCGTAAACAACCCCTTCTTCGCCGTCCCATGTGGCTACAACAGTAGGCTCAAACAAATGCGTTTGTCCAAACCCACCTATTTCATGAGACATGTTTTTGGTTTCTATATCCAGTGCTAACATTTTCTTCATTTAATATAAGCCTCCATCATAAACTTGCATCCGTCGCATAAGCAGACCATTTTATTCAAATGCTGACCCACTATGAAACCTCCGATGTCTTTGCCTAATTCGCTTTTACATATTACACATTCGGTATACCAAAACGATTCTTTCACGCCTTACCACCCTTCTTCTTGAAATCATCATTGATTCGGATAAAGACTCTCGTCCCTTCTCTTGTATCACTGAACATCTCTGTGCCGTAAGTATTGTATTTGTCGTTGACTGACGCATAACTGCTGTAGTTTGCCAGTTTTCCAAAGTTATTCATTACTTCTTTCTTCTTTGCCCAACCAAAACCACGAGTGTCATCGAAGTCAAACAGTTCAGCCTTTTTGTAAGCATCATGCCAAAAGCCTTGCATTTTGTTACGCTCGCTGGCTCCAGCACCGATATTGACTTCGGATTCAAGCCACTGAACGAGGTTTTTATACAGGTCGAAGAGTATTTCTTTAGCCATGTCGATATGGTCTCCACGGACAACCCATGTGCCTTCTATGATAGCGAGGTGGTGAGCGAGGATATTGGTGTAGTTCTGTAATCCCATGATAAACGAGGAACAAATACCTTGTTTGTCGGGACTCATGGTCTCTACTACGCTGTAGTATTCGTCAATCGCTGAAATCAATGCAGGTTTGTATGACTCATCGGGTCGGAACATTTGACGCATGAGTCCCATGACTACAGTCTCTTGGTCGTCTTCGTGCATTTCGTCCCATTCGATAGGAGCGATACCGCTCATATCCAAGACTCGTCGTTTGAGTGTCTTTTGAACATCCTTGAAGAAGTCGGTAATGTCGTCAAACGGAACATCAAACTGAACATCACTGTAAACTGCCTCTGCTAATTCATGGTTGATAGCCTGTTTCATTTCAAGCGTCCAGTGCCTCCAGTATGTAAGAACTCGCTGAAAAATACCTTTGTCCAATACATGCTCTTTGATACCCTTTGGAGGATAAGTGGTAATCCAAAGGGACACTTCGGATTTGATAGTGAATGTGTCTCTTGCCATGTTCTTGGTGATACGATTTCTACCTGTCCCTGCTGAGTTCAAAGCGGACTGCAAGAACAAAGTCGTGCTTTCGTTGTATTGACCCGTCTTGAGGATAACGCTACCTTCGTCAAAGTTGAGTCCTTTTCTACCGGCGAGAATACCTTCTCTTACTATTTGAGGGGCATCTCTTGGGGCCCCATCATGGTCGGGGTCGGGAATAAGAGTACCTATGAGTGCGGCATCGTTACCGCTGTTATAATCCATAGTGTTTAGGTCGGAGCCTTCAAGCACTTTCTCAATGACTTGATACGCCGCTGACTTACCTGTTCGGGTGTCTTGAATCCAAAACATGTTTACTCTTGGGTCAAGGTTACTACCGCCCACAGGTATTCTTACATACGGTATCACTGCTTGACCGAGTATGTAAAAGAATGATATTAAGCCCGGTATTTCGTTGTTCTTACTCACCTCATTGAAGTGCTCAAGGTAACCCTTGAGAATCGGGTATTTATGCACGCACTCGTAATTATCCGCTCTGTGTTCCATTGTTTTCTCTCCTCTTGTATGTCTTTTGGACTGCGATAGGCTCTTCGGAGGTCAAGACCTCAATTAAGCGTTGTCTTAGTTTTGGCCCCATACCTCTTACTTGCTTAAGTGATTCGGGGTATAGCATCTCTTCTACAGAGCCGCATGTTTCCAGCAGTTTTGCTACCATTTCGGGACCGAATCCGGGGATTGCAAGAAGCATGTCTGCTCTTACATCGTTGGTGCTCGTTCTTGTTACGGCCTTTGCACCATGACGACTTGCAGGCTTATGCATTTTACTGTGTAACTTAGCGATAAATATAGCGGCCTCGTTGTAATCCTTGGCTCTGTAGATATGGCAATCGAAGTCGGCTGTCAATCGAGCGAATATACCCAGCATGAGGTCGAGGACCTTAGCATATGAAGTAGGTCGTTCTTGGTTTCTGCACATGGCGACATACTTAGCAACATCACCGTGAACGACAAGAACTACTCGCTCACAGTTCGCATCGAGGTTTTCGATTTGCCGCTGTAAGTGGCCTTTGAATGTAGATTGGATGAGGTCGGATATGCTCTTGCATTCTATACTGGCATTACCGGCTTTGTAATCACCCATCCCTTGCAGGTGGGCTTTTTTAATGGTGATATTTTCACGACCTGCCGCTCGTATAACAGCGTCGTGAAGTGGACCTCTTTCATTGCTATCAATTATCAAGTCCGGCTTCATTTGCCAACCCCCAAATTGCTAAATTATAACTACCGGATAAGGTTGATTGGGCCTTTTCTTTACCTATTTCGACAAACTCACGACTCTTGGCTAATATGTTTCCAAGTCGAGGCATACTTGGACACCATCGAGGCCAAGTTTCATGTAGATGAGCATGTATCTCTCGTGTATTTTTATTACCCTCTTCAAGTAGTTTGATAATTCTATTGATAGTATTGATATTCCTTCTCTTTTTAGGCTTAATTTTATCGTCGTATGCGTCGAATATATTGCTCATAACTACTCCTCCTCTATTGCGCCTGTTTTATCCCAGTATTTACATTTACCAAGGCACATCCCTTTCTTATGTAACATTGAGCATGTCTGTGGGTATTCGGTGCCTATGATAGTTCCTACTTGATACCTTGTCGTTTCTTCGTTGAAATCTGCCCATTCTAATGAGTGTATGAATCGCACTATTGTTTCAGTGTGTTCTGCTAATTTGTCCCTGTCAATCCTTTCTACAGGAATGAAGTTTCTCATCCGTTTTGATAAGTATTTGACAAGTTGAACTCTTTCGTCATGGCTTGGATTGCTACCGACTCTACACGCCGCTGAGTTGAGACAGGGTAGTATGATTACTCCCTCCATAGAGATAGTAGGTAGGTCGATGGGTTTTGAATTAGGGTTGAATACCTTACCTCTGCTCTTACCTTTGATTATTTTGAGTTCTAACCCTTTCTCCCCATAAGGTATCATACCTCTACCGGGGTCAAGTGCCTTTTCAGTGATGTATTCAATCCCTTTCTCAAGGTCTCCTGTGCTTAGAGGTATAGACCATAGCCCTCTTTTTGAGTTGTAAGAATTAGGAATGCGAATCATACCGCTGGTATCGAAAGGAACGGCTGGGTCGGAGCAGTAAAGGTTCATTGTATGAATCCAGTCACTGACGACCTTCATACCTGCTTCTTTGATGTCGGAGAGTGTGTCCCCGTTACTCGGTATATACGGTTTATCTAAACCGACCCATATATGAAAGCCTCCTCCGCTATACCATACGCAGTGTGTGATGTTCTCTTGTAGAAGAAAGTCATGTAGTCGCTTCGTTTGCTCAAGCGGGGCCGAAGTATCAACTCCTCCTCCACCTTTACTGCGAAAGTCCTTCGGGTCGAAGTCCATTACAAAATGTCGTATAATGGGTGTCTCTAAGTCAACTCTCCTGTTATGAGGCTGAACTGTTCCTCTGTAACCATAGACTGTCATGTAGGCGTTTGACACACCGTTCTTGCCAGTCCAGTAGCGTTCTAAGTCGTTGTTGTTTCTTACAATTTTCCTATAGCCTCTGCCTCTTTCGGGACTGAGTTCCATAACTTCTCTCGGAAAATCAAAAACAATTTGCATTCTAATCACTACGGCTATACTTATTTGCTATTTCTTCAAACACTTCATCAATCAATTTTCCATCCTGTAACAGTGTAACATTGAGTGTGATATACATCGGTCCTAAAGGACCATCCTCTTCGGAAAACTCATACAGAGTAGTCTGTATTGCTACGCTGTATCGCTTTTCTTTACCCAAATGGGAAAAGGTTACTTCTACTGGTCTACCTACAATCGGAGACATTTGTCTTTCTATATATCGTGCACATTCGTGTTTATTTTCTATTTTCATTTCTGTTCCTCCTTGTAATTATCAAGGTATTCTTGCGGATTATCGCTCCCCTCCCATGACGGACAAATCGCCTTAAAGTTGCAATATGCACACTTTCCTGCGCTGGCCTTGGTGGGGAAATCCTCTGTAAAGTAAGCGGTCAGCAATGCTGTTATCAATTTGTCTATGCGCTTACTAAATGTAGTCCATGTGCGACCAGTGGCTGGCTCATAAGTAATTTTATTGATGCCTCTTTGCTCGTAGCCCCATTTACTATATTTGTCTATTTTAGTTGCCGCACCGGACGGGTAAACCCATCCCCAATGAGACACTTCTTGATACGGGTGATTAGCCCATTGTAGTAGTCTTTTGTAAAAAGCCATCTCTGTTCTCATTGATTCCAGTTTATACTTAGAGTCGTTCCACTCATCATGTTTATTCTTTGACTGCACCCACTTACCTGTCTTTAACTCCATGAGTGAAAATGTGCCTTCGTCCGCTACATATCCACGGTCAATGCTCCCAGCAAAATGGATAGGAACTGTGTGGACTTCGCCATTAAACTCAAACTCATGTTCGATGAATGCGTGCACCTCCAGTTCGTTAATGATAGGTAGGTAGTCTTCTTTACCTGCGCCAAGTAATCTCTCTAAATCCCACTTGATGCGCTGTTCTATAGAAGGTTCTTCACCGAGAGTGTAGTCTTGTTCGGGTATCACACTGAGGGCCAATTCCAACGCTTCTTCTCGCTTACCTCTTTGCATAAGGGTGAAGAGTTTGTCAACTACGGGAGGGACATGGATGTAGTATTTTTCAATAGCATCGTGAACATTGTTCCCTTTCATCATAGCGTCACTGCTCGGCTCCGGTAGTTTATGCAGGCGTTTGTATTCGTATTGCTTTGGGCAATAATCGAAGTCCGATGTAAGGCTTGATTTTGTCATTCGCAGGTATTTATCGCTGTCTTTATTCCACTGGTAAGTGGACTTTGCATATGCACTCCAATCTCTATCACTCATTCTTTCACCTCCATGACCTTGTTTGCAAAATTAAGAAATGAACTTGTCGCTTCTTCGGGACTTATTAAAGGTAATATAGCCAAGAAAATATTAGCGGTTTCATAAGAAACCCATTTACCTTTCCGTTGTTTCATATCTTCGTCATGCCACTTTTCATTCTTTTTCCATTCATAATTGAGATATTCACCGATACTTCCGTATTCCTTCCAATTAGTATTCGGGTTTATTTCTAAGAGGTGTAATCCGTTTAGGTATTTCATGACAATTTCATCCATCATGCCACCTCCATTTCAATTAGTTTCTGTAGATACACAGCCAAGTCCATCGCTTCTTCTTGAGCGTGGATGAGCCATTCAAGGCGGGAGATAGGTGAGGTTTCCATTGTAACCCCGTACTTCGCTTTGCCTACTTCTGCTCGCTGTGCAATTTTCTTGCATACTTCGTCTTCGATTCTGCTCATCACCAATCATCCTCTTCTTCTTCAAGTTTATTTGATTCATCATATAGAATACGGGCTTCATCTCGGAGTTGAGCCAAGTGCTTGATAATGTCCCCTATTTCCATCCCGTTCATGTGGCACTGTATCGCCGCTACTACGGCGTTCCGCATGGCCTCAAAATATCCTAAATCATAATCTATACTTTCTGTCATTCTTCTTCACCTCTACATTTGATACAGGAGGCGCAATTCTCTCCGTCTGTCCATAGGTCATCCCAAGTAACATAATCCGAATGACCGCCACATCCTGCACAATCGGTGTAGTCTTCGTAACTACCCCATTCGTTGTATGTTTGATGTGTCTTACCGACCAAACCATGTTCTCGGTTCTTTTCGTTATCTACAAACTTTTTAGTGCAACCCGGAGAGCCGGTGTTCCTGTAAGTTTTCCAGTCTTCAAAGACAGTCCTTTTGGTTACATTGTCCCAGTTTATTTTTCCACCTTCTTGTTTCACCAAGTCCAGTTCTTCATCTACGCAGTGCTGACATGCCGCCATCGGAACATACTTATTGATACATTCCGGCCCGACACCTCGTTTGACGCTTTTCTTCGCAGTTAATTTTGCATTACAGTATTTACATTTCATATTATTACCATCCGTATACTTTGGGCATAGCCGCCCCGCTCGCTCTTTCTAAGTCCCAGTCAAGGGCTTTGAATATAGGCTTAATTTTAGCCTTGATAAGTTTGTCAACCATGAAGTCATAGTTTAAGGAAAAGCCCTGTAAGTCGCTTTCTTTCTCATAAGCAACTACATCTGTCGCAGGTAAACCATCGGGAGACTTGTCGACATAGACATGATTCACACTACTACCTTCTCCAAGTAGGGGGCCGTCAGTGATATGCTCATTGTAGTAAATGGCCGCTTTCACTCCGCCTCCTATCACCGCATACTTATCAGTAGATTTCGATAGTCGAGTCGTTTGAGTAACCTCACCCAAAGTTACATCGCCTCGCTTGATACGCTTAGACAACGGCCTCACCAGCCCAATGACTTCTTCTTCGTCAGCACCTGTGCATATTGCAGTGAGAACATCGTTCTCAAGGTTCTTTGAGATAGGAGCCAGCGTGCTGATTTTACCCCATCGTGCACTCTTGACCTTACCTTCGTCTTCGGGAGGGTATGAACATATACCGTAGTAGAGGTTCTTACCACCAGTAATCCAGTAGGGCATGTAAGCCTCAAACTCAACGATGAGATGGCTGGCATCATGCTCACGCTGAACAGTCTCAGTGAGATGCTTAGCGAGAGCCTTAGCCTCGTCAAAGGGGACTTGGACAAACGCCGAATCAGTGTGCCCGTAGAGGGCACTGTAGCCTTGATTCTGCGACTCCTCCATTAGGAATCGGATAGCCTGCCGTCCGCAGGCGGTGATAGCCGAAGCGATGTCAAAGTCACACCAGCCCCAGTAGGAACTGGCAGTCATACCGTATAGGCTCGCCATGACTCGCTTAACTGCAAGTTGTAATGTGTTCCAGCCGTTTCTCTCATTTTCAGTAGAGGCTTCACGCATTCTTCTTTTGTATTCATCACGGAGTTCAAACATCTCCGTAACCATACTTGGTAGGAGTGCAGGTACTCCTTGTTGCCAACAGGTGCCATCGGGTAACTGTCGAACATTCTCTTCGTCTGCCCTGCTTGCAGGGACTTGAGTTTCCCACGACAGGTTATGCGACAGGATGAGTGATGGGTAGAGACCCTTGTAGTCAACGCACCCTACGCCCTTATAACGACCCGGCTTAGGAGGAGGTATGAAAGCCCCCTCGTATTCTTGCTTTTCTTGGTCTGTCTTTGTAGGTGCTTTCCACTCAGTTCTACGCTGTAGTAGCCCTCGTGCAAATCTCGTAACATTATGACAGGAGGAGAACCTCACGCCACACAGTCGCTGTAGCGACAAAAAGAAATTGAGGACATGGTTATTCTCATCTATTTTCTTGAGAAGCAAAGTGTCTTGCATACAGTAGTCGACATAATCATCGAACCGCTCAGTCCAACCAGTGAACACATCCATCTCAAACTTACCACCCAAGTTACAAGCCTCTGCGATAGTCTGTAATTTGAGGTTCTTCAATTGAGGGTTACCGCTGTCTTTCCATACACGCTCAAAGCCACTACCGCTCCTTACAGGAGAGGCTGTGTCGAAGCATAGTCTGCCGATGATAGGCTGGTCGACATAATCATACGAGCCCTTGCTCGGTCGCAATACTCTACCGAGGGGGCTGAGCCTGCGAAAGTTCTTGAGGCGGTCAATCAAGTGTGGTAAGTCAGCCCACATGATAGCGTGAGCGACAAATACATCGGGGTTACATTCATCCATGTAACTAAGGAAAGCGTCGTGCATCTCATACTCCGAGCCGTAGAGATGACGCTCATAGGTGAACTTAGTCGGAACACCGTTGACTTCATACTCTACTTCTCTCTCTTCTTCATAGTAGTCCATATCATAGAGACCGTTCGGGTTATGCTTTTTCCAACAGAAAGAGACATAACGATTGTTGTAGTTGTCAATGACAGCCATGACTGTTGTCTGCTTGGACTTCGTGCACCATTCAAGGTCGAAGTGCCAAACCCTTGGTTTCCATTCGGGCATCTCTTTTACATTGTCTATGAGATACCTGTCCTCTAAACTGAGGTCAGCCTCCCATGTCTTAAGGAAACGCCTTGCGATGTCCTTGATGTCTCGCTGTCTGTATGCGTATACCTTGACGAGTGTCTCTCCAGTTCTCAACGCTTCTGCTGTATCATTCCAATCAACGGATGACCCATAGAAGTCCCCAAGGACACGCTCCATGTATCGGTGGCTGGTGCTTGCAGGCACCCAAAAGTAGGGTCGAAAGTCCGATACCGTCTCTTCAATGAGATTGCCCTCAGCATCACGCCACCTCTTGTAGATGTGGTCGGGACCTTCGGGGTCGGGACGGTATGTGTCGACAATCATTTTTATTCCTCCTCTTGACACACCATTGAATGTTCGATGGGTAGTACTACCTTCGCTCCGCATCTCTTACAGTATACCATGTTCAGTCCTCCTCGTATACTTGGTCTATGACGACCATGAGAAAGTCAGTTTCCGGTTGCTCAAGAATAAGAACTGTCTCATCACCAGTGTGCAACTCAAGGTTACCTACCGGCAAGTTGTTGATAAGTTCCGGTAGCCACTTGTCAAATGCTGACCTTACAGGTATTCCTGTGGCTTCTACTTGAGTGAGTGGTGCTTTAACAAACATTTTACCCGTAGCACTTTTACCACCACGGATGATGAACTGCTCGCCATCTATGTCGAACTCAGTCTTACATGCGAACTTGTCACCCAACACCTTCTTGAATCCGGTTGCGGGTTTCAGCGATTCTGCTGAGACTTGGGCGTGGTGGGTCAACGGTTTGTTGAACCATGTCCGCCACATACTTTCTCTTGATTGCTCAATGGTCTTAGCCATGAGTCCGACCTTTGTCTGCGACTCAATGTGAGAGGTAGTAGGTAGTTGTAGACTTGAGTTGCCGGAGCGAATGTGTAGTGTCCCGGTCTTACCTTCTTGAGTGAAGTTAAGTTCCGGTGTTTTGTCCGTAGACAGAAAAGACCTCACCTTTGGTATGTCCGATATGTAGAGACTACCGGTGCTTGTAGTGTCGCAGTTTGTCTTTCTATAGATGTAGTGTGTGCTCTTAGCAACAGCGGCATGTATAGATTCACTCGACACAGCGATGGCGATGTCTGCCAAGTCCTTTCCGAAACTGGAGAGGAATGCTCCGAACTTATCTCTGTTAATCGTAAACTGTGTCATAATAATATCTCCGTGAGTAACAGGTGGGGGGAAAAGGTTCGTAGGTGTAACCGATAAAAAGCCCCCCTAAAAAAGGATAAACTACTATCTCCGAAACAGAATGGATTTTCCTTTTATTACTGGATAAACCCCCATGTGAGTTACTGTTTGTTATTCAAATAACACCGTCCCGTAGTTCGGGTAGACCATACCATTGGGCATCCTCTCCCTTCTTCGTGACAAAGTAAAGTCGCTCTTGGTTGAGTAGGTTCGGATTGGTCTTCTGCTTGAAGAACTCAGCCGTATACCTCACTTCTCCTGTGAGTGAACCGTCAGTGTTACGCACAGGCTTACCACTCACCCAAATGATTTGAAACATGTCTTTGTTACCGCTCTTTTCCCAAGCGAACTTCCAACCGTTATGACCGATTTTACCCTCTTTGTCCTCTTTGAGGTGGGTTTCCCAGTATACATCGACACCGAGTCGGTTCAACTTTTGACAGATAGCAGTCAGTTGCTTGAAACGAGTAGAACGGATGTTCCAGTTCCAGCCAATCTCAGCGTTGAGTTTAGCGTGGCTCGCCTCGACAGCATCAGTAGCCTTCATGTCAAGGTCGTAGATTTTCATACATGTGATACACATCTCATCGAATTGGTCGACACCAGTGACGATGAATGACTTCAAGAGTCGCCCTTCAAATCCGGGCTGTGCTTGACGCTCTGCATATTCCATAGCGAACTTACCAGTCTCCATTACACGGTTGTAACTTTCAAGGTAGTTGTAAGCGGTTTTGTCTTCTTGTTGCATCACCCACGGAGAGAATATCCGGAAGGAAGGGTCATCACGATAGTGAGCCTGCTTGCAGGACAGTCCGCCGTTGTCGTGGTCTACTACAATGGCAATGCCTTCGGGCCACTTATGCTTATGCGCATCGAATGCAAGGCCAGTCTTACCCGTTCCTTCGTGTCCGACCAGCGCACACATAACATGGCTTGGTTCGATGTCGGGCTTTTCGCCCTGTGAAACCATCTCTGCTTGAAGCATAGGGAAACGGCTGATAAAGTCCTTCGATGTAACTTGGACCTCTACAGGTTTCGCTACTTCTGTGTTGACTGCGACAGGCGTTTCCACTACAGCGGCAGGTTGAGCCACCGGTATTTCGGGGACTCTCAAAGCCTCGTTGTTCTGCGTATCGTTCCCTTCTGCTAATGCGTCCCAGCCACTCATTGCCCATCACCCTTGAATTGATTCAAACTTGTATCACCGCTACCACCCGCAGGGCGAGCAGTTCGGTGAGGAATGTAAACGCCGAGTGCTGACATACTGGCCTGCATCTCGTTGTTGTATGGACGCAACTTCAAGCGACCGACAACAATGACATTGGTCTTTTCATTGTAAGGGCGGAGATTACCGTTCGCATCTGTGTATTCAAACACTTTGTCTCGGTCATGCATAGTGCCCGAAACCCAAACGGTTACAGGGTCCACGCCTTGTCGGTAGATGTTGAGTCGGTAAGAGCGACCTGTAGGGTCATACTCGCTGTCCATTGGTTCCTTGTTGAGGAATGTGACATAGCCACTTGTTACTACAATTGGATTGAGTGTCATACCGCTCTTGGTCGTGATTTTACGCTCCGGATGTGCGTCGATGAGGCCACCGAGGTCAACATACTCGTTATGCATTTTAGTGTTGACAAGAAGTCGCTCAGCACTGAACGCTTTTCGGAGGTTTTCCGGTAGCCATTCGTCTGTATATTCGGCAGTCTCGTGAAAGTTGTTGTTCGTGTAAAGGATGTCTTGTCCTTTCTTGGTAGGCTCAATGACGCTGATTCGACATGCGGTCCAGTTCGTGTAGTTGGCCTCCATAGCCTTACCTTGTAGACTGACTTTCCACATTTGAATGTCGCCGCCACCTTCTCTTGAACCCAAGAAGTAAACAGCCTTGCTGAAACTTGTAGGTGCAATTGGCTGACGCTTGCCGTCTCGTGTATTGAGTAGGCACAGAATCATGTCGTCGTGTTCAAATCCAAACCAAGGTAACTCGCTACCGTTGACTCGTTCGTCTGTAGGCTCACCGTTGATGCACCATTTACCTTCTTTCGCAGTAAGGATTCCGACATGGCCTCCATCAATTGCTTGGTCTCGGTTGTTACGGAACATGTTCATTGCCTTGTCATGCGCTCCTTTTCGGTTGTCTCTTGGTTCGTCTTCTGTTCCTACAAACATACCTGTGTATTTCACTGTGTCACGCTGTCGTCCACTGCTTGCGTTTCTTGTTTCAATTACAAATTGCTCGGACCATTGGCTCAAGTAAAACGGGTCTTCGTTCAGTGATTGTTCAACAAGGAACTCGGCCTTCAACCAAGCGTTAAACTGGTTTGCGGCCTCTCCTACATCAATTCCCATTTTCTCTGCATACCCACTGAGCCTTTCGACTACATCTGCGGGATAACTTTTGTTTTCGTTTTCATTCATTTTTTTATTCCTCCATATTTTTTCTTAGTCTTGCGACAAAATACTCAACAAATGACGCATCATCATCTACCCACTGAGGGGACAGGATGACAAATTCGCCATATGTGAGCATGAAATCATACCAATCATCAGCACTCTCCATGAGAGGCTTGGCACGATAGCGGAGACCTTGTAGGACTCCGAAGCGTGTTTGACCGGACTCTAAGGCTTGGGTCAAAAACGCCGATAGTTTGGGGAAATCATTCCCCATGAGATTGAGAGCGGCTTTGTTGAGATAACTTGTATCTCTCTTAATGCTCTCTTTGAGTGCGTCGGGTTCTGTTGGTAACCCGTCGATAATGTCAATGGCTTGTCTTAGCGAGCCACCTGTGAACTTGATAAGTTGCGGCAAGAACTGTTTCCACTCTTGCGGCAGTTGCTCTTGGTCTATGATATATTCAAGACGAGCAGTATTGTTATGGTCTATACCCTTGAAGAAGAATGTGAGACAGCGGTCTCTAATTGCAGTGTGGATGGGTGCTATGTCATTAGCGGTGAGGATGAACACAGTAGTAGAGTGGCTCTCCTCCATGGTTTGACGCAGTGCCTTTTGAGCAGGAGCAGTGAAACTTTCAAATTCATCCAAGAACTCTATGCGTCGACTGACACCGAGACCCTTCTGTTTACTGATACCTTTGAGTTCACGAGCCGAGTCGATTCCTCTGTCATCACTCGCATTGGTAACTCTAAAGTTCACAGGGTCGAAGAACTCACCGAGCATGTCCTTTGCCAATGCATATGCCGCACTGGTCTTACCGACACCCGGTGGACCGACGATGAGGATGTTTGAAGGGCATGTATCAATCGTCCAAGTCTTTGCTGACTTAGCGAAGTCTACACAGCCTACCAAATCATCTAAGGTAGTCGGTCGGTATTTCTCTCTCAAGTTCATAATTATCTGCTCCATTTCCTTTATTGTCTTATTATAAGGGTTCGCCCTTAGCCACTCATTTCTATGAGGTCTGTCAACTGTGATACATCGCTATATCCAAGTCCATCGTCAAGGTAGTGAACCTCTGCCTTTTGCAAGGACAGTTCGGTTAAGGAGAACTCGTTGAGTTCTACAACTACTACCATAGCATACTCGTCGACAGGTAACCAGTCCTGTCCAGCGAGTATACCTTGATGAGCGAGCCGCTGACGCATGTGCTGAGCAACGGTCACTGTTAATTGTTCCTGCCCTACCTCGTAGGTTTCAAACCCATCCAGTGCTGACAGGCGAACATGTGTCTCAAACTGCTCGTCTCGCTTGACAGCAGTGACGAGTAGGTTGATGTGGAATGCGTCTTTGAGTATAGCCCAGCCTCCGTCGCCTCCAAGTTTAATTGGACCGGCATCGACAAAGCGTAACTTCTCACCTTCATCCAGTGTCTCAAGCATATTGCTGAAATCTGTAGAGAGGGGTACAAACTTACCGGACTTGACCGGAACGGTCAACTGTAACTTACTAAGCGTATCAGCCCTTTCGCTGTAGTTCGACTTGTAAATATCCCAGTCATCATCCAATGCGAATATGTCTGTGACATACTTCACTTGTATACCGTCTACCTCGACTTCAAGAATACATTCTTGTTCGATAGGTATGTTCAGTGCCTTACCCATCATCTGTTTATGGCGGTTGTAAAGCACTCCTTTGAAAGTCCCCTTTGGGAACTCGGTGATGTGTAGGTAACGCCTTGAGCCCGACACTACATCTGCGTAGACATCGGCTGGCGTGGTGAGTTTGTCCCACGCTCTATAGACCGGGCCAAGGAAAGCCTGTCCCGGTTGCATAGTGCGCACCTCTATGTCTTCTGTGTTGACAAATAACCGCTGAATTATTTCAGTCGGTGTCATCGTTTGGAGCATGATATTGATTGATTGGAGGCTCTGTGCTCTCCCTTCGGTAGCGTATGAAACGATTTGTAGGAAACGATTGACAGGCATCGGTGGCCTTTCATCAGTCGCTCTACCCCAAAACAAGAGTGCTTCTCTCTCATTCATTTTGCTGGCAATTTTGAAGAAGCCCTCGTCTCTTATCCTCGACATGAGATTGAGAGCCTGCTTGACTGTCATCCCTTCGCCTCCGTATTCGGATGACTCAAGTGCAAGCATAGGCACGATTGGCTTACCTGCTAATGACTCATCCCATACAAGGGGAGAGATGGATAGTTTGAGACAGACATCATCACGCAGTTCACGGAATGATATGAGTTGCCTTGGGTATTTTGAATACTCCGGATAGAACATGTCAATCAGTTGACTGCTATCGTCAATGGAGTTCTTGACTCCCTCTCGGATGATGTCAACGATTTGCCTAAAATACTTGGAGCGTTCTTCGGCATCGGTCATGTAGTTCCGATACAGGTTACGCAACTTCTCTGCGATGGTTGCCGCCTCAGCCAGTAACATCTGTTTCCCTCAGTTCATCGAGGGCATGTTGGATTGCTTTGGCAAGTGTGCTCGCATCCTCAAGTGTAAGTCTCACGCCCTCTCTCGTGAAACCTTCTCCCTTGGGGTGTTCGATAGTGCGCCGTGTGCGTATGTCGATTTTGGCAGGAGCATTACCTACTGGTGTAGATACACTCATGACAACCTCGGCCTTACCTTTCCACTTGGATGAGGTGTTGGGCACACGCCACTTGATTACTTGGTCGAAGCCTCGCATACTCATTCCTCTTCTTGCGAAAGGTATGTCTCTTCGACCATGACAACTGCCCCTCTTACATGAGGTGGTAGTAGATGACCGTTGAATATAGTGCCAGTGCAAAGTATATTGACATTAGTTGGGCTACCATTAACACCGTTGACGGCATCCATGTGCTCAATGATTTCGGGACGGCTCAGTGCAGTCAGCCTGTATTCATAGGCAGGGTCCGTAGCAGGGTCATCAGCGCATGTATAAACAAGCATTGCATCGTCACCTGCAAGGAGTCCGTAGTCATAGGGTTCCAGCGGAATAGTCTTGTCACACACAGGGCATGATACAACAACAGACCACTGCTCGACCATCTCCCTCTCTCCTGTGGGTAGAATCATTTCTTCATCACCGTCATGCGTCCACTTACCTTCTTCAAGCGGGAACGCCGACAGAGGTGTTTCGCATTCACATTTCCAATTCTGTGCCATCTCTTGGCGAAGCATCATCTCTTGCATGTGTTGTTCTTGAGGCGAGAGATGCTGAACATCCTTGAGTTGGACTTTGCTCTCGTCTACCTCCCAGCCTACACCTTCAATCAAGAGTCGCATACGGATTCTTGCTTGGGCACTGGTCGGGTTGTTCTCTTGAGAGATGAGAGACAGTTTGGTCTCTCCCTCTTTCACATACGAGAGACCAAGACCAGCCGGTTGCCAAAGGCCACCGTCTCGTAGTCGCTCAAGTATCATGCGTGCGCTTTCTTCGGGGTTCATTTCTTCTTCATTCATTTTTCTTCATCTCTTTTTCTTTTAGAAACCATTCATAGAACAAATCTATTCTTTCTCTTTGTGATTCACGGGTTATGATGTAGTATAATTCTCTATACATTCCTTCAAACTTCATTCTTCTTCACCTCAATGCAGGATTTGACTGAACATAGGGACATTGCTCAACTGTGCTTCGATGGATAGTCCGGCTACGCTCTTCTCAGTGATACCGCCAAGTACCTTATGCACTTTGCCGAGTCGCTCTGTGAGAGTAGAGAAGTTGAGAGTTGAACCTTTGAGGGTCGTCTCGCCATCAGTCCATACCGGTTTATGCGTCATCGCTCCGGTGAGGATATTGTATACATGGTAGAGTGAGCCTTCGTCTTGTTGGTCGACTGCCACCCAAGACTCGCTACGGTTTGTCCAACCTTGTCCCATGACTCGCCACATGTGCCCTCGTGTAATCGAAGCCACATTACCTGTGTCATCACGCTTGATGACCGGCTTAGTAATCAATCCTTTCTTCTCACAGATAGTCATGAGTTTTTCAAAGACATCACGGTTGACTTGAATGTCCTTCATGGATTCTGTTACGAGGATTTCCCGTGCCGCCGCTTCAATCACGCTCATGATTTGTCCTGCCAACTTGTCAAAGTCGAAGTTACCAAGGACACCCTTCGTGTGCTTGAGGCTCATGAGTTTCGCTGAGTCTCCCATGACTTGTCCGTTCTCGCAAACGAGGCGTTCTGCTACAGCCTGCACCTTGAATGCTGACGAGCCGTCAAGACTGTTGTAGATAGCGATACCGATTCGGTAGTCGCCGTTGTTCTTGAAACCACGACGAGTCCAACCCTTACCAAGAGAGGACTCCGCTTGTTCCCAGTCAACATTGCTGGTGACATCTACAAATAATGCTGAACGCTTTCCTTCATCCCAAGCAATCACTTGAGCAGGCCATCCTTTTTCAGCGGCCATGTTGAGAATTGGTCGGTAACCCTTTGCATATGGCATAGGGTAGTAAGAGGAACTGAATGTCCCAAGGTAAGCCCCAGCGGGTCGCTTGTCATTTGCATACACTGGGTTGAATATGTGATACGCAACTGGCGAACCGGCATTGTCGTTGACTCGTGCTACTGTAGCACCAGCATTACCTTCTTCGTGCATGACAAAGGCAGGCTTACGCACTGGTTCAAAGTCCCAGTTGATGCTCTCGACTTTCTTACGGCCACCGGAGAACAGCATGTTGTCGAATGGTTCATCGGCCATGACAAACTCTTCTTGCCCGTCGTTGCCAACCACTGATACAACTGGTGCTTGGATGTTGGGCTCAGTCCACATAGGCACTTCGTCCAATGCTTCTTCGACCAATCCGTTCGGTATGTCTTCGTTGTTTTCCAAAGCACCAACGATGCTTAGGTGTTCATCTGTTACATGCAACGGTGCAAAGTTGACCGTCACGGTCCGATACAATGCCAGTCCTCTGTCGCTGTTATCTGTTCGCACGAGTAGTGCTACTCTGTCGTTTGAGATGCGCTCAAATCGGGCCACCATTGTTCTTGGTAGTCGAATGCTGTTGACACCCATCAACGATGGGTATTCCATTTCAACCAAGTTCGGTGTGCTCTGCGTTATTTTTCCTATCAATACTATGTCGTCCATATTTATTCCTGTCCTTTTTTCTTTTCTTTACTTAATGCTTCTAATACTTCGTTGTTGTATTCTTCACTCAACGCTTCATAAACACCAGCGACCCTCATGATTGTTATCATAGGTATTTTCTCCAGTATTTCTAAAAGTTTAGCGTCAAACATTTCATCAGTTATCCATTTGTATTCTTCGTCCATATTTATTCCTCTTTGTTTGTTTTTATATTTGTTTTGCTTGTTTCCCAAAACCAGCCATTTCCTTTATTGTCTTATTATAAGGGTTCAGCCTCAGTCTAAGGAAAGTGATATTACGCATCATGTTATGCGTAGGGTATGAGCGGAGCGTTTGAGCAAGCATGGGTGCTACTCAAAGCATCCATGCCGCCGTTTGTCCCTCGTAAGGTAGACCAGCGAATAGGTAGTGGTGATTACCGTGTTGCGTTTGAGCAACCGGACACACACCATACTACCAAGTTCGGCACTGGTGAGAAGTTGGCTGATACATTAGTTCTCAACCAACTCGCTGAGTTATATCCCGAAGCATTTGTCGGTGAAGAACTCCATGCTCTGCCTGTGCATGAATCACAGTTGCCTGCGTTTGCCACGACAGGTAAGCATGGGCCTCTTGGTTACGACCAAGACTACTTCGATGGTTACTTCGACTACGGTACAGGTGGTCGTCGTAAAGGTGAATACAATGTTATGCCGCTTACTTACACGCAAGAATTGGGCGAGCCAATTACAAGCAACGAGGAGATGAAAACATTCCTCGCTCAAAAATTGTTACAGGACAAAATGCGTGCCAACTATCCTGTCGCTGGTGCACTTGGCCTTGGTGATGTGAAGCCCGAAAACTGGGCAGTGATGCAACAAGGAGGACTCGACCTCCCCGAATTAAGTGATAAACAAGTCAAACTCATTGACCCGATGTTCGATTACCCAAGGAGTCGCCCGTTTTACACAGGTGAGTTTTCAAGAGAAGCAAACCGTTTCCGACAAGACATGCCGGAACTAAGAGAGTTTGCTGAGCCTTGGTATAAGGGTCTCGACCAATACGAAGACCCTGCACTCGGTCAGCAAATGTTGGACACCCTCATACAGGGTGAGCAACAGAACCTCGACAAAATCACTCAGCCTTTGACTCCTTGATGTCTTGCTCAAGTTCTTTGAGTCTCCACATCAAGTGTGAGAAACCGGGCTGACCTTTCCACTTAGGGAAACCTCCTGCCATGCCTTTCCACTCACTACCTTCGGTAACGGTGTCAGCGTCAATGTTGTAGAGTACTGCGTGCATAATGAGTTTAGTGAGTGCTACTGAGAATGCTTCTTGGTTTGCCACCAGTGTATCGAAACTGCTTTGTTGACGGGGGCCGCTGAAAACACGGACAACCTCATCTATTTTGTTGATAAGTGCAAAGGCTGACTCATACGATTCGCTCAATACAAACTCGTCCATCCAATCTATTTTTTCTTTCATTTCCATTCGCCTCCAAATAATGCAACACAAGGGACAGGTATTCCTCTGTCTCTATACTTGTCTTGCTTGAGTAGTATTCCTCTCGACCAAGGCTCACCTTGGTCGTTGCGAGAACTATCATCGTTCATTGCGATGATACCCTCGTCTAATATCGCCAACATATTGTCAAGCGTTTTGCTGTCGCTCGGAAAGAGTTGAGCGAACTTTGTTTGCATTGAGTCTATCTCAATAGTGTGTAGAACAATGTGTCCTGTGTCTCCAAAGTCAATCATCCTTTTCCAACTCCCTTATTCGACTGTTGAGTTTGACAAGTTGTCGCTGAAACTTAGCGACTGCTTTATCAACAAAATCAGCCATCTCGACTTTGAGTTCTTCTCGCACTGTTTCCTTTATGTCGGACAACCTACCTTCATATTGCTCAATGATAGGTTCAATGGTATGCTTAGCCGATACTTCGACAACCAGTTCAATGTTGCTGAACTTGTCCTCCATGTCCGCTACACGCTTTTCTATAGACAGTATACTGTTTTGACTACTGCGATTTAGTTTACCCATGGCAACTGTGTTGCGTCGGTTACCGTAGCAACTGGAGCAAAGGTCTTGCCATGCCGCCGCTTGAGAAGAAGTAGGTGAGAACTCACTCTTGCATACTCCGCAGGTCTTCATCACTACCATCATACCAACTCTTTGAGTATAGTTTCAAGCGCAGGATATTTCTGTCGCAATTGATAAAGCGGTGTGTCGAACAACCAGTCTTCTATGACTGACATGATGTCGTCTCGTGTCGTTCCGTTGAACTCAAGGAGACTACCCAAGGGTATGTCTTCAAAGGTCGGCTTGTCTTTCTTGTTCGCATCTGCGAGTCGACCAGCGAAATCCAACGGTGGCTCCCATCGCTTATGCTTTATTCTTAACTTCTCTGCTATGTCCTTCGGGTCATAGAGAAGTTCCAGTCCCTTCGGTCCGTAGAGAGTTCTACGCCTACCTGCACTGTCTTCTCCTTTCTTCTTGGAAAGGTTACCTTTTCTTACAGCATCGCTCAAGTTTGCTTGAAACGATTCCCAACCACTTATCGTAGTTGTTCGCTTATCTACAAGTTCATATGCTTCACTTGCACTGAGGAACTCACCGTGTTCGGCAATCAGTCTCGTTGCAAAGTCAGTTTTCTTTTCTCCGTTATTCATTTTGTATTTCATTTTCGGTCCTCCATTTTCTTTATTGTCTTATTATAAGGGTTCGGTTTCAGTCATCGTCTTTCAGCACTACGACTGCTTTACCTTTTGTCATTTGCTCTATAGTCCAAGCAAACATTTCATCATCGTCCCAGTCATACCGGAACTCTTTATCGTTGCAGTTCATACACCAGTCGGGGTCTTCTTTCGCAAGTAGTTCGTGACTGTATGTTGGCACTCCGCAGTTCTCACATAAGAAAGAGGCATCGCCCTTTTCGATTACGAGGCATCTCGTTGCCATTCCGTGTAGTTCTATCATTTGTATTCTCATTACTTCGTCCTCCATTTTCTTTCTTCTTTGAGTCGCTTAACCAGTTCGCTGACTAAGCCTTTGCGTTGTTCGACATTACCGCCGTCCAACACTGCCTTGACAACCGCTCGCTTCTCTTCGACCACACGGTCAAAGTGTTCGTCGATTGTCCCGACACATGATAAGTAAACTGCGTGCACATGCTGGCTCTCTTGACCTATGCGATACACACGGTCTTCTGCCTGCTCCTCGTCAGTGGGAGTCCATTCCCTTTCAATGAAGAGAACCGTGTCGGCTCTCGTGAGTGTGATACCTTCTTTGGCCGCAACGGTGTTACAGATGAGGACACTGATGTGCCCTGCTTGAAAGTCTTCGACAATCTCGTGTCGTCTCTTAGAAGGTGTGTCTCCGGAGATTGTCCTTGCGTTCTTAAACTTCTCAGCCAAACGCTTGAGAACATCTCGGTGATGTGTGAATACTACTATCGGTTTCCCTGTCTGTCCGATGTATTGGTTAATCCAGTCAGCCGCATAGTCCACCTTGATTTGCCCACAGATGTGGCGAAGGTCGCCAATCATGTTGAGCATGATACCCGGTGGCAATGACTCGCCGTTCAAGTAGTAGTCGTCAATTTTCCTGTCCCATTCCTCCTGTGCAAAGTCATAGGGGCTTCTTGTTTTCTTATCCAAATGGATAGGGAAGAAGGTGCGAGTCTTCGGTGGTAGTTCCGGTAGCACTTCGCTCTTGAGTCGACGGATGCACAGGTCTCGTGTCCGCTCATTCAGTTCCTTCGTGTGGCTTGCACCATCGAAGTTCCAACCGAACCCGTCGTTGTAAGGGTCGCAGTATCGCATTGCGAAGTCCCAAAAGGATGGGAACAAACTGGGCCGCATGAGATTGAGTGTGTTGAAGAACTCCTTCGGTCTGCTTGAGATAGCAGTCCCCGATAGTGCAAGCACCTTCGGTGAATACTGGCACAGGTTTAGTGTGGCCTGTGTCCTTTGCACCGGCTTGTCTTTGCTACCGGAGTTCTTGATGTAATGGCTCTCGTCAAGTATTGTCATTTTCGGACACTTGGCAATGAGAGCGTCTTGGTATTTCGCCATGAGGTCATAGTTGATAACGATGAAATCCGCATCGGGTATGTGAGTGTTGATATTGATACCTTGGCTTTCAAGGTATTCGATTGAACTCTTACGAGTAACGGCTTGTTTGTCGGATGCACCTTTGTCAAGTGCCATCTGTTTAACATGCGTTGCTCTCATGTCATTCACTCCCGAAACAACAGTAACTGTCTCGTCGGGTAACCACTTGAGCAGTTCCTTTCTCCAATTGAACTTCACATTTGCAGGACAAACAACCACTACTGGTCGTGCTTCGGGGTGAATGACTGCATAGCCGATGGCGGAGATAGTCTTACCAATCCCCATCTCGTCACCAATGAGGCAACGACCTTCGCTCATCTCAGCGAAAGCAACTGCTACCTTTTGAAACGGATAGAGGTCAAGTCCTTCGGGGAACTTACCTTCAAGTGCCTTATCTATGTCAGCCATTTTGCTGGCATTCAGTTCGGGGGCACTGCTTATTTCTACTCGGTCAATGCTCTGCTGAACCTGTTGCTTGACACCATCGTTCTCCAATATCGCTTCTGCAAGAGGAGCATAGATGTCCTCAAGCAATGCGTGTAGAGTAATGGCCTGTGCCGTAGGTATAGACCAGCACCTCTCCTCAGCGTGAAACTTTCTACCACTGATGCTCTTTACTGCGAATCGAACTTGGTCTCTCAAGAATGACTCTTCAAGCCAAGGCCAGTGTAAGTAGAGTCTCGTGCGCCTCACGATAGTCCAGCAGTCTTGGCTACCTCGTGTGTTTGAGGATTCGACTTGACTGTATGTGCGTATCATAGAAGTGTCATACCTACCTGTGTTGTCAAGTATATCACATGCGAGTTTAACGACATCGCTGTAACTTTGCACACTCCAAAACTTCTTCTCAGCATCCCACTTGAACTTAGGGAAACCAAGCGAAGCCTTGAGAATAGCATTGGTGTCGGCGTTGTATTTGTATTTGAGTCCGATGCGCTCACCGAACCCATCCTTGTAAACCTCCATCGTTACTACTTCTGTCATTCTTCTTCGCCCCAATTTTCCTGCCAGCATTCCTCAGCGTCTTCGTCAAACCACAGGCTGTACTGGTCCCGTAGCCACTGCATGGCGTGGGCTTCCCATTCGGGATTGATTGAATAATACCAGCCGTCGTGCTGTAAGTATTCCATATCCACCATCGGGTTACGCAGTTCCTTATGCCACGGTGCGCCGCATCGAATAGCCTCTTTCCAAGAACCCAACACTGCTCCTCGCAGTTGCCACAGGTCGTACTTGGTGTAGTTGAGTTCCTCCTCCAGTTCCTTGACTCGCTTCTTCATTTTACTCAGTTGAATGTATACGCTCATGTTCATGCCTCTTCATACTCTTCGTAGATGTATTCGTCTGTCTCTATTCTTATTTTCAATACGCTCATTTCATTCAGTCTCCTGTAGTGTTAAACCCATTTGCGGGCCTCACGGCATTTGCACCAAACTCGGTCAAAGTATTGGTCGTGTTTGCTTAGGCATCGGGTACAAACTTGCACTCGTAGGCATTGCTTACACTTTTTGCATTTGATACTTGTCCCTTGCTCATTTTCATGATACCCTCTCTTTTCCCATTGTTCGGGGTCGTTAAAGTGCTTGCACTTTTTTGAAGTCGTCATTTCATTCCCTCCACTTGTTCTAACTCACCATGCTCATACACTTCTTCTCCAAGTAGTTCAATGATGTAACTCATCTCCCACTTCTGCATGTATTCAGTAAGCCATTCTATTGCTTGCTTACGAGTTAAGTTACTGTAAAGTAATTCATTCAAACTCTTGCCAGTTGCTTCTATGTATTCGTGCATCTCATCGTTCATTCTTCTTCAACTCCTTTGTATTTGAATAGTAATTCTCTACCTGTTCTTATGGTAGTAAATTGAGGGTGAACCTTCATCCACATACACACCCTTGCTGTATGCGGTGTCCTTGAATGGCCTTCACCAACAAGTAACCCTGTCATCTGTCTCGCAGTGAACATACGGTCCCCTGTAAAGCGAACAGTCCTTCGGGCTATCTCGTCCATGCGTCGTTGAGTAGTCTGTTTGAGTGTTGTCGATTTATTGTTCATGCTTATTCCTCCGTGATTACTCCATCCTTTACATTGATATTTTTGATTACAATGTTTGGAGTCTCATGTTTAATCTCACTTACTTTTTCTATTGGTAGATTTGGCATAGGTAAATATCGAATCTCTTGTTCTTTACTGTTCTTAAGTAGATTAGTATAGTCTTGAATGAACTTCAATGG